CGTAATCATTGGGAAAAAGATAAGAATCAGACTGGTAATCTAATAAAACAATTAGAAGTGTTTGTAAAAGAAGAGAGAACTAGAATAAAAAAACAACAACCAAGATTAATTAAAATAAAAGCTATGAAAGAGACAGAGGCATCAACCTCTAAAGTTCCTTATCAAGAGGAGAATTTTTAATGCGAGATGATCTTATGGTACAGCAACAGGTAGGTAATGATTGGCAGCACATGGTTGGTGTAATCTGTTTAAATCAAACAGGACGTAAAAAAGTAAAAAAAGTATTACCAGCATTTTTTGAAAAGTTTCCAAATGCTTTTAGATTGTTGCAGTCAGACAAAGAAACAATTGCTGAGATGTTAAAAGATTTAGGTATGAAGCATGTTAGGGCACATAGAATATGGAGAATGTCAGAGGACTATATAAAATGGGATGGTAATGACGCCACTAGATTATTTGGTATAGGAAAATATGGTAGTGATAGTTATGAGATATTTTACAAAAATAGAATACCAGACAATGTACAGGACAAAGAATTAAAAAGATATATTAAGGAAGAATTAGATGAGGAGTGATAAAAATATTATTTTGATACGACATGCCAAGTGGTTATGGGACAACAAATTAAAAAAACAATCAAAGGAGTGCATAAAACAGGCCTATGAAAACGATAATTTTAGGTCCACCAGGGACAGGAAAAACAACAACACTGTTAAATCTGGTAGACGAGTTTATACAAGATGGAATTAGACCTAAACAGATAGGTTATTTTTCTTTTACAAAAAAGGCAGCAACAGAGGCTGCGAGCAGAGCTGCGGAAAAATTTAACCTGGATGTAGAAAATGATCTCACATTTTTTAGAACACTACATTCTTATGCATTTAATCAGTTGGGCATGACCAAGGAGAAGATGCTAGGATCAGAAGACTACAAAGAGTTTGGTGAGAAGTGTGGCATACCAATTAAGACCGCAAAATTTTCTGATGATGATGGCACATTTAATTCTGACAATGAATATCTTACGATAATAAATACAGCAGCTGTCAAGAGAATGGATCTGTTAGAATACTACGACTCTCGTCAAAACATTTTAGATATCGAACGCAATACTTTATATCTTTTGTCAGAGGAATTAAAAAGATTTAAAAAAGAAAAAGGACTAAAAGATTTTAATGATTTGTTAGAAGATTTTATTAATAAAGAAAAACATAATAAGTTTGAGGTATTGTTTATAGACGAGGCACAGGATCTATCTCTGTTACAGTGGGAGATGGTGAGAAAGATTTGGGCCAAAGCAGGCAAGACTTATATTGCAGGTGATGATGACCAAGCAATATTTAAATGGGCTGGTGCAGATGTGGATCATTTTATTGCACTCAAAGAAGAGGTTGATGATATTAAAACTCTTGATCAATCTTACAGAATACCTGGAGGACCCATACACGAACTATCACAAAAGATAACAGGTACAAAATAGATTTGACAAAGAATATAAACCAAGAACAGAGGAAGGGATACTGCGTAGGTATTCTGACATAACACAGGTTGATATGTCAGAGGGTAAGTGGTTGGTATTATCTTCTGCGAATTATTTTTTAGATTCTGTAAAAGAAGTTTGTGAGCTGCGGGGCTGGTATTATTCTTACAAAGGACGTAACTCAATACCACTTAAATTATTACTGGCACTAAACAACTGGGAGGCCTGGCGTAAAGGTGGTTTGTTAAATCATCTGGAGATAAAAAATATTTATGAATACCTTGGATCAAATGTATTAGAAGGATTTAGAAAAGGTAAAACATTACATTCGGAAGATAAATATAAAATAAAAGAGTGTAAAAAAGATCATGGACTTTTGGTGGATAGTATCTGGTACGAATCTTTTGAAGGATTAGATCCTATCACTGAAAACTACATTCGTAATATGAGGGCGAATGGTGAAACATTAAATAAAAATCCTCGTATACAAATGTCAACAATACACGGAGCGAAAGGAGGTGAAGCTGACAAAGTTTTATTGATGCAAGACATAACTAATGCTGCGCTAGAAACATTTAGTCATGACCCGGATGAATTACACAGATTATTTTATACCGGAGCGACGAGAGCGAAGCGTGAATTGCATGTCTTGGATCCAAAAGATTTTGAAAAAGCTTATCTATTATGAGTAAAGTTTGGGACAAACAACACGGAGGATCACATTATCAAAAGTATGTGATACAGCCTAGTAAATTTGTGGTGGAGAATAAGTTGCTATATCCGGAAGGATGCGCTATAAAATATATCATAAGGCATCAAGATAAAGGCAAGAAGCAAGACCTGTTGAAGGCCATTCATTTTATCGAGATGATAATTGAAAGGGATTATAAGTGAGAAGCATACAAACGCCTCTGTTCACACCAGAGACAGAGTGGGTCATGCCAGATGAATTAAAAGATCTGCGTGGTGCAAAAGAAATAGCAATAGATTTAGAGACTAACGATCCAGAGCTGAAAGAGCTGGGGTCTGGTAATGTGACTGGAAAAGGGCACATTGCAGGCATTGCGGTGGCCGTAGAGGGCTGGTCAGGGTATTATCCGGTACAACACCAGCTAAACGGAAATATGGACAAAAAACTCGTATTCTCATGGTTGCAGGATATATTTAATCAGAAAGACACAACCTTTATATTTCACAACGCTATGTATGATGTGTGTTGGTTGAGATCAGCAGGTATAGATATAAAAGGCAAGATTGTTGACACCATGATTGCAGCGTCTTTGATTGATGAAAATAGATTATCTTATCAATTAAATACGTTGTCCAGGCATTATGTTGGTATTGGTAAAGACGAAACAATTCTAAATGCTGCAGCAAAAGAATATGGTGTTGATCCTAAAAAAGATTTATGGAAATTACCCGCAATGTTTGTTGGACAGTATGCAGAACGTGATGCGGAGTCTACACTTAAACTTTGGAAAAAATTAGAAACAGAATTATACGACCAAGAACTGTGGGATATTTTTAATATGGAAACTAAATTGTTTCCATGTCTTGTCGATATGAGATTTAAAGGTGTGAGAGTTGACCTGGAAAAAGCAGATAATATTAAAAAATCTTTGATGCACAAGGAGAGAAAAATATTAAGTAATATCAAGAGTTTAACAGGAGTTGATGTAGAAATAATGGCTGCGCGTAGTATTGCAAAAGCTTTTGATAAATTAAAACTTCCATATGACAGGACAGAAAAAAGTAAGGAGCCTAGTTTTACAAAAAACTTTTTACAGAATCACCCACATGAATTACCAAAATTAATTGCAGAGGCAAGAGAGATAAATAAAGCTCACAGCACATTTATAGATTCGATAACCAAACATGCAGTCGATGGTAGAATACATGCAGATATAAATCAGATAAGATCAGACTCAGGTGGCACAGTCACTGGTAGATTCAGCATGTCAAATCCAAACCTGCAACAGATACCTGCAAGACATCCAGAACTTGGTCCTTTGATTAGGTCTATATTTATTCCAGAAAAAAATTGTAAGTGGGGGTCATTTGATTACTCACAACAAGAACCTAGAATATTAGTACACTATGCAAAGCTACAGAATCTTACAGGTGTTGATGAGATTGTAGATGCATACAACGAGGGTAATGCAGACTTTCACCAGGTTGTTGCGGACATGGCAGGTATAGAACGTAAGCAAGCTAAAACAATTAATCTTGGTCTTATGTATGGTATGGGTAAGAATAAACTTATGGCAGAACTAGGATTGATGAAAGAATCTGCAGAAAAATTAATAAAACAATATCACACAAAAGCTCCATTCGTAAAACAACTAATGGATAACGTATCTCGTAAAGCAAATGACAGAGGTAAGATCAGAACTTTATTAGGTCGTGCATGTCATTTTGATCTTTGGCAGCCAGTGCAATTTGGTGTGTTCAAACCATTACCACTAGAACAGGCTAGAAAAGAATATGATGAACCATTAAAACGTGCATTTACTTACAAAGCTTTGAATAAATTAATACAAGGATCAGCGGCAGATATGACTAAAAAAAGTATGGTTGCATTGTATGAAAATGGTATAATACCACACATACAGATTCATGATGAGGTAGATATCTCTATTGAATCTGATGAAAAAGCAGAGGAAATAATACAGATTATGGAATCTGCTGTTGAACTTAAAGTACCAAATAAGGTAGACTATGAAAAAGGCGATAGCTGGGGTGATATAAAATAATGGCTTTATTAAATGCTGATATACCACCCATTTATTGCCAAGTACGGAAGGAGTATCTTTATGACTTTAAAAAACATCACGGAGAAAGTGAAGAGTGCGTGGTCTTCGGCCTCACAAGTATGGCAGGCGCCGCAACACTATTTCACATTATGCTACCA